TCAGCTATACGTCGAAGGTGGCGCATTAAAATATCGTGGCTCTAGCGGAACTGTAACAACAATAGCAGCAGCATAAGGAAACTAATATGGCAAATACATATTCTTGGGTCATCTCTCAACTAGAGGCGTACCCGCAACACGAAGGACACAGCGACGTTGTGTTCACGGTTCACTGGCGCAGACAAGCAACTGATGGTCATCATTTCGCTGATGTCTATGGTTCGCAAGGCGTCACCCTAGACCCAGACGCAACCTTCAAACCATATGCAAACTTAACGCAAGCTGATGTTGAAGGCTGGCTAGAGGATGCTATGGGCGCTGAAAAAGTCGCAGAGATGGATGAGTCTCTCGATAAACAAATTGAAAACCAAATTAACCCACCAGTTGTGCGTCCTGCATTACCGTGGGCAGCTTGAAAGAACTAACATTGGAAAACAAATCTATTTCTATTGAACTCCCTATTGCCGCTTGGAATATCGTTATGAACGCTCTGGGTGCTAGACCCTTTGCTGAAGTTGCAGAACTCATTCCAGCAATCAAACAGCAAGCAGAAGGTCAGCTAAAAGAAGCGGAGTCTCCAGTAGATGCCTAAGCTCAATTCAACGAGCATGGCAAATCTTAAAGGTGTCGATAGCAGACTTATTCAACTAGCACAGAAGGCCCGTGAAATCTCTCCAATTCCATTTGAGATTACTGAGGGTCTTCGCACCAAAGAGAGACAAGCGTATCTCGTAAAGACAGGTAAAAGTAAAACCATGAGAAGCTACCACCTTAGAGGTAAGGCTTTTGATTTTGTAGCAAAGCCAAACGGTAAGGTCTCATGGGTTCTTTCAGACTACAGAACTATCGTCAACAAGGCACTTAAGCCAGCAGCGAAAGCTCTTGGTCTTACTGGTATCATTACCTATGGTATCGAGTGGAAAACTCTTGTTGACGGCCCTCACGTTCAGATCGAGAGCTAATCATGAATTACCTTAAGACAAATTGGAAGACCACGGCTGCTGGTGTTTCCATGCTGATTACTATTGCAGCCAAGTGGTACTTCGAGCGCACCTTCAATGTCGATGATGTTATTGCATTGCTTGGAGCCTTTGGTCTCGTAGCTTCTAAAGACATTAATGTCGCTGGTGGTAACGTAGAGCAATGATAAGCGTAGCTCTAAGTCTACTCAGCGCCTTCTTTACGTTCACAGGCAAACTCTTTGAGTGGCTTTACGCAAAACAATTAGTTGACGCTGGTAGAACTCAGAGCCAACTAGAAGCACTAAGGAACCAAGTCCATGAAGCAGAGATTGCTGTGGCTGCTCGTGAGGCTGTTAGGGCTGCTATCCTTAAGTCTCCTGGTAGCATCGTGCCAGAGCACGACCCCTTCCTTAGGGACTGATAGTGTTTCCTTCTGCCAGGCCGCTAGAAGTATTTTCTATAGTCGTCATGACACAAAACAGAGCATAGCTCAGATACGAGAACATAACGCTACATGGGTAGCTCTTAAATGCGGGATACCTATGAAATGAGTATAGACAGTCACGATGCGAGAATTGCGGTGCTTGAAAGTAAGCTTGATGGTCTTAAAGAAGGCCAAGATCAGATAGTAGAGAAACTAGAAGAGATAGCTGAGAAGCAACTCCAGATAGATGTGACAGCTAAGATTGCTTATAATGCTGGCAAATGGATCTTAGGTATCTCTACAGGTATCCTTAGTTGGCTCAACTGGGATGCGCTGATAGCTCTCTTTCATCCACCTAAGCATTAAGAACCGAAAAAACCGATAGGCCAAAGGTCAAACAATGGTCTATCGGTTTAAACGCGTTTTAAGACTCTCTGGTGAGTCTGGAGTCTCTCAGGTACTAGGGTAGCTCTGGGGTCACTACAGGCCACTCCTGAGTCATTTATGGGAACTTTTTCTACCTGATTGGACAAGCTCCAGTGGAACAACCTTCATCCTGTAGCTCCTCCAGGCTATCTACCAGCTTCAGAGGCTTCAACTTGGACACATAGTCCTCATAAGCCTCCTTGGTGACTACCTCTTGAGGGAGATAAGCGTAGCCTAAGTCCTCAGCAGTTTTCGTAGGGTCATTCCTAAAGAGGAACGAGACGCCAACGTAAGTATCCCAGTTAGCTAAGATCCAATCGATTATGCCAGGAACCTCAGTCTTGTCGTAGCTAACGGTAATCGAGCAGTTATGCTCAACGTAGTTATCCATGATCCATCTATAACGCTCTAGCTGATCTATAGCTGACTCAATGTTTACTTCTTTGGACCCCACGGTCTCAAAGCGAACCTCTTTGTATTCCACAGGGAACGTGACCAGAACCGCGTCCTTGTTGTAAGGGTCGTCAAAGACACGGTAACCCGCCTTCTTTGCATGAGAAACAATTGGGTCATGTATTGAGAACTTTACATTGTTGAAGATGTAGCGACCTAAGGGCTTATGGATACCTTCAGTCGTGTCCATGATTTTAGATAGGGTGCCTGAGGGTTTAACTGTTGTAACCGCTTTAGGCATTGGCAGACGTAATTCACGAGCTTGACTGGTGGCTCCTTTACCAGCCCATTTCATTACAGCCTTTACCTTATCTGGCTCGTAGAGATACTCCCAGCCAACTATGCCTGTTAGTCCTACGCCACATAGACGAAGATACTCATTGTTCTCATGCCATGAGCGTTGAAGAATACCGTCTTGTAGATTGACACAGGTTTGACGATAGTTCGCTCTACCGATCAGTCTAGCAGCTTCACAGAGACCATCGTAATTACCGTTAAAAGCAGCTACGTTTATCTCTGTTAGATTACAGAAGCTCTTGGTGCCTAAGAGTATCTCAGCGCAAGGGTTAACTCCTTTAAACCAAGGTGCTCTCTTTAGTGCAGCTTGTGCATTAATGAACCCAGGCTCAGAGCCACCATTAGCAACCATCAGATCGAAGAGTTTCTTTAGGTCACTCTTAGCTGGCTTATGGTAAAACAAGAGACTGTTGTTACTTTGAGTTCTCCAAGGTGTCTTAGCTAAGTCAGCCTTGGCATTGATGAACGAATGTGTCTCTGGGTCACCATAAGGAACTAGACAGATTTCAGCAGACCTACGGCTACTAAGAGTTGACCCTAGCAAGTTCAGTATATCTAAGATGTCGATACGACTAAGAAGCTTATTGTTCTTTAAATTTAGAATAGTGACTATCTTGGTCATAGCGTCAGCTATCAGTTCATCACCAGAGCTAATCCAACCATAGCTGCTTAGTCTTGTTCCTGCTGGTCTTATTTCACTGAAGTCTAGTGTAAGCTTTTCGCAGGGTATCTTGTTGGCTAGAAGTTTACCTGGAAGTTTAGCCCAGGCTTCTGCCGAGTCTCCAACTCTAATGTGCCAACGAGCGCCTTTGATAGTTGCGCCAGATGCTCCAACCGTTTCTCCCTCTCTGAACCACTCAACATTCTCTGGGTTACCCTTGTCACCAAAGTCACTCTTAGTTGACCTAATGACCTCCAGCTCTACCGGCCTCGTGAGTCCATTAAGAGTGCCAACAACAGGCTCAAAGCCAACCCCACAACCTTGAAGCAGTAACCAATAGGCGTCCACAACATCGTGAACAGTTTCGATACGTAAGAAGGAGCAGTTGAATTGGCTTGCTTCACGTAGCTTTGATACTTCTGTGCCTCCGAGCCATAACGTCCGTCCTGATGGTAACGCTTTCCTTTCGAGGAAGAGTGTCCGAAGTTTCTCAAGTTCTTCTTCTTCATCTTTCTTTAGTTTAGCTGGTTCTGTCCAAGGTTTTGACTTCGCCCTTTCCCATAGCCACCTTTGATGATTGATAACTCTGTCTATTGTTTCTTCCCAAGTCTCGAACTTCTTACCTTCTTTATCCTTGGGTCTGTTATATGTTCTTCTCGTTACAACTTCTGCTCTAGTGCTAGTCACGCCAAATCCATCAAATTAGGTGGTTCATAAGTGTCAGGCTTGAGTATCTTTCCGTCCTCACGCTTCAAGAGCTTTCCGTTAGTCAGCTTAGACATGTTACTCTTGTGGACTCTGACAAAAGCTTCATTCAGAATTGCTTGAGGTATCGACTGATAGAGATGCTCAAAGGCGTAGAGTTCTCCCACAATGTCCTCAGGAAACTCTTGAATACCTTTGCAATGAGCGCCAACGAGCACATACTCAAGATCCGAAAGTTCTTTGAGTAACTCCGCATACGCCTTAGCAACTTCAGCAATCTCTTCTCGAATAAGCGTGTAGTGAAACATAGGGTCATTAGGATACTCTGGGTCACCCTTTTGAAACTGCTTGACCAGAGAAACTCTATCTATCTCTAGTGGTAACTTAAGTTGATCCATTAGTTATTCTTCCTCGAAACCTAAGTCTGATAGAAATACTGCTTGCTTAAGCATCTCAAGCATACCTAGAGCTTCCATAGTCGTCGCTCCGTCTACGTAATGACTAACGTCACCATCGGAGTTAACTGTTAGAACTAGAATTGATTGGAGAGGCTTACCAATTAACATGCTCTCTATCGTTGGCATGTCTGGAAATCTTGCTGTTGGAACTGGTTCTTCTTCCTCAACAGCCGCTGTAGGGAATTTCGTCACTTTGCTCGTCATATGCTTTCTTTTCTACTCGCTTTAGTTCTCTCTCAACAAACCAGAGAATTTTCTTTAGATCGTATAAGTCAGACACCCCAGGCTTACTGCCTAAACGGTAGCAAGCTTTGAAGATGTTCCCGACATTGAAGTTCATTTCTCGATGCTCAATAAGGTCACCAAGTTCTGTGGCACCTTGAGGTATCTTGTAGTAATCACTTGACCAACCATCCGGCAATTTCATTCTTCCACTCTTTGTATTCAGCAGCGTTCGTATAGTATCTAATGACAGACTTAAGGCTTTTAAGTATTTTCTTTCGATCCTTGATGTCTTCTTCGAAAGTCATATTGCTATTATAAGCGAGATAATAAGCCTCTTTTAAGTCATCAAGCACTATGTTTCGTAAGTGTTCATCATCTATGGTTAGTGTTATTTCGTGCATTACTTTTCTCAATCATGTTTTTCATAGTCGCGCAGCTTTCCTTTTCTCCAGTCGTCGATCAGCCAATAGGTGACCACAGGAAAAGCTATGATGATGAGTGCTGTGTAGATGAATGGCTTTAAGATAGCTTCAACTATGGAACCCATAACTTTACCTCCATCTTCTCACTATCCCAGTCCGAGTCTCTAACGATACGCGCTAGTCTTGCTTGAGTTAACGCATCGTCAGCAGTGAGACCTTTTGCTTCATATGTTCTAACAACAGCATTCCAAGCTTCAGCAGTGTTGAAGCCACCTTCTGGCAACATGAACTCATTCAAGAGTTTCTCTGCGCCAACTGGACCAACACCAGGACAACCAGGGTAACCATCACTGGTGTCACCTGTCAGTGTTTGCTTGAGCCAATAGAAGTCAGCATCTCCCTCAGAGATAAGCATGAGCGTTCCCTCGCGGAAGAGAGTTCCTGGGACGGTCAACATGTCTTTGTCTTGAGAAACGATAACTGGATTTTCGTGTTTGCCGTTAGTAGCCATAATGGCAAGAACGTCATCACCTTCTAATGGATCTATGGCTAACGATACGTAGTTCTCATAAACTCGCTTGAGAACCTTATCGTAGCAAAGAGGTAATCTCTTGCCTCTCTTAGCTTTGTATTCTGGGTATAGATCCTTGCGGAATGAGCGTGAACCAAAGGCAAAAGCAATCTTGTGGTCACCTTCACCTACAGTTTCAATAACTGAATTAAGTTTACCCTGTAGTGCATCCCATGCTTGTGCTTGGTTGCTGGCTAGAATGATGTTTTGTTCATCCCACTCAGCTTCATATTCTACAGCAGCACAAGATACGTAAACGAACTCATCTCCATCTACTAGTAATGTTCTATTCATAATTTAGCTTTCGGTGGTCTACCTTTTCGAGTTGCTGCCTTGGTCACATAAGGATCTACAGGTTCAGTGGATACAGGTAGTCCATCAGTCCGTTTATCAGGAACAGAAGTATCGCTAGTAGAACTGCTGTCTCTATTAAGTTTGTCATAGGCTTCAGCTTTAAGTTTCATATCTTCAAAATCTATGCACATATCTGGCATAGACCGCCCACACTTAGTGCAGCTATTGGTATCAAAACTGTAGTTATTACAGTCACCCACTAATATTGGTTTCATTTAATTCCTTTGCCAGATAGGTATTCTTCAACCGCCGCATAGTTCCCAATGTATCTACCAGCGTGAAAACAGAAGGGAGCAATGCTGTTACAGCCCTGTGTATTCATAAAGCGTCTAAACTCGCCGTAGACGATATGTTCGCTTGGAGTTATCTGATGTCGCTTTAGTAACTGATACAGGCTTTCAGTTGCGTCTAGATCTGTTCCCGCTGAGAAGAGGGACCAATGGTCGGTCATCCAATCATATGGACTGGTCATGTTTAATCTCACTACAAGGGATAAAGGTTGTTATGTTTTCTGATGTCTTATTTGGGCAATACTTCTCAGACTCTTTGCCAAACTTTGTGGTGTATCCGTTCGTATCTAGTTCCATTGCTGTTGTGCATCCGAACAGAAAACTCGAAATAATTAGAGTTATTGTCCAGAAAAAATGATTACTCATATCGTTAGTGCTCTCCATGAGAATGGATATAGGTTGAGCATATGGCTCCCTATCATCTGTGCTATTTGTTGAGTTTCTAGTTGAGCATGTTTATCTGCTCGAAGATTATAAACTCTGGACCAACCTAAGAGACTTCCAGTCCAAACCCATTCGGTATACATGGCCTGAGGTAAAACCATCCGAGCTTGCTCAGGACAGAC